ATCCCATCGAAACCAATGATTGTAGCTGATCCGGGCATTCTTAAAAATGGAGGATTCAAAACCGAGGAGTATATTAATGCGGTAGTTTATGTGAGTTTCAAGCTGATGGGATATACGAACCTGGAGGCTTATAGTCGGACGTTTCCAAATCGGTATGCCACTCTTTTGGCTAGGGGGACGGTATCCAAGGATATTGCTGGATTCGTTAGCGCTTATAATCGAGGGAAGCTGGTTAATCTGATTATGGAGCAGTCCCTGGTTCCGACTTGGGTACTTAATCAGGACCTATTTCAGAAGGCTCTTAATGTCCAAGCGGACCTAATGATGAATTCAACCTCCGATAAGGTACGGACTGACGCGGCCAACAGTCTCTTGTCGCACCTCAAGAAACCGGAGGTGAAGGAATTTCAAATTAGCATGGACACGAACGAGAGTGCTGGCATCAAGGAGATGAGAGGAATGCTCCAGCAGCTGGCTCAGCAGCAGAGGGAATTTATCGAACGGGGAGACATGAAGACTATCGACGTGGCTGCTACGAGACTGGTGGTGGAAGATGAGTGATTTTATTAAAAGTGACAGGTTAAGTCAGAGAATCATTATCACAATTGATGAATGGCTAGATGAAGTCGATTATCATGATATAAATTCTGGATCATATGTCCCGAGTGAATTCGCTCTTATTTTCATGAATTTTGTGAAGCTGGTAAATGGCAAGGAGGGGGAGACCCATAAGACTCCTCCGGTTCATTTGAAGATGCTCGACAAAATGTTGAGTAAACAGAACCAGATTGCTAATTTGTGTTTTCGTGGAGCAGCGAAGACGACTTTGTTTTTTGAGTATCTGGTTTTGTTTATAGCGACATTCGGTTATTTGCCTGAATTTGGTGATATTACCGGAATGATTTATGTTTCAGATTCCATGGAAAATGGTGTCAAGGCTGCGAGGAAAAATGTTCAATTCAGATACGACCATAGTGAGTTCCTCCAGGAGTGGATTCCCGAGGCTTACTTCACCGATTCTTACTTGGAGTTCACAAATCGGGACGGTCATAAGCTGGGATGCCGAATGTTCGGGGCTCAAACAGGTTTACGAGGAACGAAGATATTCGGAAAACGCCCAGTACTCGCGGTATTGGATGATCTCGTCAGCGACGACGATGCAAAGTCGCGTGTCTCCATGGATGCGATCAAGGACAACATTTACAAGGGGGTTAATTACGCCCTGGATCCAACCCGAAGAAAAATAATCTTTAATGGTACGCCCTTTAATAAGGACGATATCATGATCGAGGCGGTGGAGAGTGGGGCTTGGGATGTGAACGTCTGGCCAGTCTGCGAGAGATATCCCTGTTCGAGGGAGGAATTCGTCGGAGCCTGGGAGGATCGGTTCACTTATGATTTTGTGACCGAACAATATGAAAATGCGGTTCTGAATGGAAAGACCGAAGGCTTCATGCAGGAGCTGATGCTGAGGATTTCCAGTGAGGAGGAGAGATTAATTCAGGAAGGAGAGATCAGAGAATATTCCAGAATTCAATTATTGGAACGAAAAGGGGCTTTTAATTTTTATATCACTACGGATTTTGCTACATCGGATAAACAGACCGCGGATTTTAGTGTGATTTCTGTCTGGGCTTATAACTCTCAGGGCGACTGGTTCTGGGTCGACGGCATCTGCGAGCGTCAGACCATGGACAAGACGGTGGATGACCTCTTTCGTCTGGTTCAAACCTATAAGCCTCAGTCGGTTGGCGTCGAAGTGTCGGGTCAGCAGCTGGCTTTCATCAAGTGGCTGCAGCGGGAAATGATGAATCGGAACATCTGGTTCAATTTTGCTTCGTCGGAGAAGAACAACTCGCCTGGAATTAGGCCGATTATCAATAAGTTAGCTCGATTTAACCTGATTGTGCCCCTGTTCAAGGCGGGAAAAATGTACTTTCCCCAGGAATGGAAGACCTCCAAGGTCATGGGGCACTTCCTGGGTCAGATCCGGCTCGCAACAAAGAACGGATTGAAGGGAAAAGACGACTGTCTTGATACGATTTCCATGCTAATGTACCTCAATGCCTGGAAACCCAGCGAAGAGATCGCGGCACCCGATCCAGACAGCGGCCTGTGGAAGGAACCCTTTGCGGATACCCCCAGTGCCTTGGAATCATACATAGTTTGACTTGATTTCGTATATTTTCTTCGATTTTTAAGGTTATTTTAATGAAAATCGTGGAATTATTCCGCCGATTGGCATTCGGGGAGCTGTCAAACCTCGCAATTGCCAATCCTGACGGAACTCTCGTCGAGGAAAAGCATCCCCAGATCGTTCAGTACACAAACGAAGGTTTGTTGAGGCTCTATTCGCGGTTCGTGCTCAAGGAAAACACGATTTTGGTAGAGCAATACGAACATATTGTGAATTATTACCTCAAACCGAAGTTTGCTGAGAGTGCTGGAGCCGATATCGCTTACCCCTACATCAAGGACATGCCTGACGAGCCTTTCAAGGGCGACGTAGTGCGGATTCTGTCGGTTACGGACGAGTCTGGGCAGGCCAAGATCCTCAACGACAAGGATAACACCCTGTCCCTGTATACGCCGCAGCCGGACTGTCTGCAGGTGCCTAACCCTATCGAGGGTAGACCACTGGCTGTCACGTACCAAGCTCGTCACTGGCTCCTGGATGACCGTATAGGGTACATCCTGGAGCAGGAGATCGATATCCCTTTCTTCTTGGAGGGAGCACTTCAGAACTATGTCGCCTACAGGGTCTATTCGGACATGAACGGACAAGAAAACTTGTCCAAGAGCCAGCAGAACCTGGCTGCCTATGAAGCGATCTGCATCGAGATCGAGAATCGGGATCTGGTCAACCAGAGTTTCCACACATCGCATCAAAAACTGGAACAAAGAGGGTTTGTCTGATGGGTAGCGTTCCGGTCTTCCCCAAGGATCCCTATGGGGGAGCCTATGGTGCCTCTCCACAATTCGCTACCCAGGTTGATGAGCTAATCGGGTCGGCCTACGATGTCGTCAGGCACGTTGCTGAGAACCTGGAATATATCAAGCACGTCTCGGCTCATCTGGAGCAAATCTTCGCTGTCGCCGGGGCTGTCGATTCGTTAATCCTTCTTTCAGAGAATCTTGATGAGCTTGAAGCCATTATGATTCATATCGAGGAAATTCTCCTCGTATCTGAGAATGTTGATGAGATAGTATCTGTTGCCAATAATCTAACAGCTATTCTGGAAGTTAATGCTTCCCTGGTTCAGATTCAGACTATTTATACTAATATTAATGATTTGTTAATAATTGCCAATAATATCGAACCAATCTTGGCAGTCGGAGATAATATTGAATCCATTAACGAAGTTGCTGGCAGTCTTGGCGAACTTCTGGAAATTCATGAAAATCTGGCAGTTATCCTATCAACAATCAGGGATTTCCCAAGTCGGTCTGACCTGGTTCTCTGGATCGTAGCCAATCCGACCGGTGTCGTGTCAGGGCGCATCTACTCGGCGGAGACCTATCAATATTCGGGCCTTCCTGGTTCGACGATTATTCCCGATCTTCCTGGACTGGTTCCCGCTGGGGATGCTTGTGTTCAACATTTTGGTGCAAAGGGGGATAATGTTACTGATAATACAGCGTCATTCTTAGCTGCTGCCGCCAGTGATTTGGATATGTTTATCCCGGCTGGGAATTATATAATTAAAGATATGATTAAAATTGGTAAATCCGGGACATGGCCCACTTGGAAAGGTTCGGATCGTAAACGATCGTTTATTAAG